GAATACTTTACAGGGGTGTAGCCCCAAAGGAAAGGTGGGATCAGATTGAGTTTGCTTTCACCTCTGGAGGCATCAACTATTTCAAGTTCTCGGCAGAGGTCAATGTGCCATTCCAAAGGGCAGTGGCTGCCAGAGACATATTCACTGAAGAACTCTGGCAAATCAACCCAGACTATCTTAAAGGCTGGAACAATGGCCTAATCAATCTTCTTCTGGACAAGAAGAAGAAGGATGACAAGAAGCTGTACGAGATAGGCATCCTTGCCTCCAGGCTAAAGGAACAGATGGAGCTATCGGTTAGCCTGGTCAGGCAGCTGAAGCTGGCAACGGTGCTTTACTTTGACGAGCATGAGAATCCATTGGATTATCAATATCCATACAACAAGCAGAAGCTGCAGCATTGGATGGAGCATAACGATGTTCAAGGTTTTTTTTTGAATCTGCCGGAGTACGCCTTTCTGCCCTCTTTGACCGAATACAGTCAGAATTTTCCGACCTATTTGCAGGCCGAAACTCTCCAAAACCTAAACAACCTGAAGCACATTATTGGACTGCAATCACCAGACAGCACAGGCAGCGATTTGATGAGCAGTATAGAGTTGCAAATGGAGATTCTGCAAGAATTAAGCACCTGGTCGAAAGGCCAATCTACGAGTACTATTTAATTCTGAGCAGCTATATTGCAGACCAGAAGAAACAGAAACGAGTGAGAACATGATTGAGAAATCATAGTGTTTTGGTTTAGATTATTTCAGAGGCAAAGAGCCATCGGATTCCGGTGGCTTTTTTATTGCCTATCTTTGGGGCATGGCAACATTATCAAGTAATGACATCAAGATTAGGTATGTCGTAGAGACAGCCAATCTGGAGGCAGCTGCTAATGCTTTTGACAAGCTCACGGCAGAGGAGAAGCAGGCTCTTGCTGAGCTTAAGAAATTTAATTCGGAGGCTAACAATACAGATAAAAGTTTAGGCAATCTTGAAAAAATAGCCAATAGAGCAGCAAAGGCTGTTGTGGGCATTTTTGCATACAATGAAATTAAAAGATTTGCTGAATCTGTTTTTCAGGCCACACTTCAATTTGATAATTTTCAAAAAGTCCTAAACTTCACAGCTGGTTCTGCAACTGCTGGAGCAAGATCAATGGCATTTTTAACTGAAACTGCTAATAGACTTGGTGTTAGCCTTACAGCATCAGTAGCTGGTTTTAAGACCTTATCTGGGGCAACAAGTCAGGCAGGAATTTCAGCCTCACAGACGCAAAGAATTTTTGAAAATGTTGCGACTGCTGTCAAGGCATTTGGCCTAAGTTCAGAAGATGCAAGAGGTGTATTCTTGGCACTTGGACAAATAATTTCTAAAGGAACAGTTCAAGCCGAGGAACTGCGAGGTCAAATTGGTGAGCGCATACCAGGAGCATTTTCCATTGCTGCTAAATCAATGGGTGTAACTGAGCGAGAATTAAATAAAATGATGGCAACAGGTAAGTTGGCATCAAAGGACTTTATTATTCCATTTACCGAAGCATTAGGTAAGGCATCAGCAGCAGCAGCTGGACAAGATGGTTTAGCAGCTAATGTAAATAAGATTAACAATGCTTTTGAGATTCTTAAAACCAGACTTGGCAGAGGTTTGCTTGAGCCAGCATCATTAGTTGGACAACTTCTTCAAAAGGCTTTAGATGCTGCCAATAAACTTTTAGAAACTCAAGCAGACAAAGATGCCGAAGCAAGTCAAAAGGCTTATAATGAAGCCTTAAAGCAAACATCATTACTTAGCAATAATGCACTAAGAGCGCAAATTCAGGTCGAAGAGGTTAGACTTGATAATATCAAAAAGCAATTTGACATAGCTGATGAAAAGGCAGTTAGAGATCAGGATGTAACCGAAGCAGAGCTTAAGCAACTTAATATACTTAGAGATAAGTACACTAATCAGAAATCTATTTTAGATGCTTATAATGAAGAGTTAAAGACAAGGCAAAATATTAGTGTTGAGGTTGAAAAAACAGATAAGCAGTTAAAGGATGAGTATAATGCTAAACTAAAAATGCTGGAACTGCTCAGGCAGCAGAGAGTTTTAATTGGTCAGTTGTATAATGACCCACTTGCGAATATTGGGGCAGAAAAAGCATTTTTAGAAGCTAAACTAAAGCTACAAAAACAATATGCTCAATTATTTACACAGGTTGAAATAGGCAATACTAACCTTGAAAGATTAAACGCAGAAAAAGAGTTTAATCAGCAGGCTGAGGCACTAAGAATGGAGAATTATAAGGCTGCTGTAAAGTCTGAAGAAGATATCCAGAAAGAGCGATTAAAATTAATGCAGCAAGGCATTAAAGATTATGAAGATTCTGAACGCAAAAAACGGGAAATAGATAAAGAGATGACCCGGATAATGCAGGAAGAGGAAAAGCAAAGGCAGGCGATAAAAGAAAAAGCCTTCGAAATCGGTGCTACTCTTGTCCAAGGCGCATTCGACATCTACCAAGCTAACCTAAGCAATGAGATGACACTCCTCCAGCGCAGATATGATGAAGAGATCAGGCTGGCAGATGGCAATCAGCAAAAGATTGATGAGGCTACAATGGCATTCAGGGAGAAGGAGAAAGAGATTAAGACATCACAATTCAGAGCGCAACAACTGTCTGCCATTGCGAATATTGCCTTTGCTGCTGCACCGGAGATCATCAAGTACTCAGTCTCTGCTCCACCACTTGCTGCTCTGGTAGCTGGTCTGGCTGCTGTGCAGACTGCACTTGTTCTGGCTCAGCCAGTGCCTGAGTTCGCAGAAGGTACGAAGGGCAAGCCATTCAAAGGAGGTAAGGCCATTGTCGGTGAGCGAGGAGTTGAGAAGGTTGTGACTGAGTCTGGCAAGGTCTATTTCACTCCACCGACTGCTACCTTGGTTGAGCTGCCTAAAGGCGCACAGGTAATTCCTAACCATGCATTGAATAAGCAGGAGCTGTTCCTGGCTAACCACTATGCCAGCCGGACGAGCAGCACAGCCTCTCCAGTTGTCGGTGAAATCAGAGAACTTGGAAGCATACTTAAGGGCTTGCCTATCACTCAGCTCAACATGGATGAGAGAGGCTTTGAGAAGTTCATCAGGACACCAAGGCGCAGCACCAGAATACTTAACAACCGATTTGGAATAAAAGACTAATGGCAAACTGGAAGTTTTTTCTTGATGGCAATGAAGTAGAAGAGCCAATAGGCTGGGATGCTGTGGAGTTCACAGCCATCCGTATGGAATCTCATGGCATAGATCAGCCATTCAGCACTGAGGTGAAATTCTATGCGGAGGGAGCAAGGTATATTAAGTCAATCTATGACCAATTCTTCATCAATCAGCCTATTGCCATTACCATTACATCTGATGTAGGCTATAATAGTGCGCCTTATCAGTTTGATGGCTTCCTGAACATGGCTATCTATGAGGAGCATAATGTGTGCGACACTGACTCATGGGAGGTGAAGGTAGGCATCATTGATGACCAGTTCAGGGAGAAGTTCAAGGCTCGGTATGACATTGATGTTGATATTACAGCCACTACTGACCTTGATGGCAACACCATTCCTGCATGTGCCTGGGATAATACCAGACTGCACAAGCAAGAGCTTTATCTGGTAGCCTCTGGTCAGAATCTGGCTGATATAAATAATAATTTATCAGTATTTCTTAATGATTGGGATACTGCCAGCAGATTTCTGCCATTATACTGGAACACAAGTGACTTTAAGCAACAATATGGCTCAACCTTTGATTCAATGGGTGGTGCTTATGATGCTGGTACTAATATTCAGATATTCAAAAACAATTCAAGTTATACAAGAACTTTATACTATAATTGGACAATTAAGGGAAAACATGCATTTGTAATACAATCAGCTTCAACAGGTAATACTGCAAATGTTAAGTTAGAAATTGGCTATTTAGTTAATAATCCGGCTTATCCACTACCTGATACAAATCCATTCATTTTTGTTCCAATTGATATTGCTCAATCACCAATAGCTACTTTAGGAAACGGCTATGTTGATTGGGATTTAAGTTTATCGGGTAGTTTTACAAGTGCAGATGTTCAACCAACTGATATGATATCATTAAGAATATCAATTGGTGATGATGGAGATTTTAGGCCATTTGATGTTGCTGTTCAAGCAACCGTAGCGTTTACAATAACAGATATGTGCTTGAAGTTGTCCGAGAAGAACAACTTTGATTATGCCACTTTTGCCAACACCTTGACCATTGAGAAGTTTCTGCGGAGACTTATCTACCTATACACCGGAAGCAACAACATGCTCCTTTCTGACACATTCAGCCAGTCAGGTGATGGATGCTACTGGAACAATGCTCTGACTAATGGATTAAGAATTAGAAATGCTCCTACAACTCAGGAGATAGCCAATGGTTGTACCTTTAATGAATCCTCACAAAATGAGAACATATATGAGATATCATTCAAAGAGTTGTTTGAGTCATTAGATACTATCTTCTGCCTTGGATGGGCATTTGAGTGGACAGGTTCAGAGTGGAAGATCAGGATTGAGTCAAGAGATTACTTCTACCAGAACACACTTAGCCAGACTTTTAACAATGTCGGTGAGATTGACCAGGTGGCTAAGGTTGACCTGCTTGCCAATCAGATTAAGATAGGCTATGATGACAAGTGGAAAAACATTCAAACCACAGGTATCTGGGCAATTCACACGCACCGAAATTACTTTGTTGACAACCGGGCAATGAATGAGAACTCTTCAGCTAAGTTTGAGCAGCTCTCTAAAATTATTGCGGAAGGCTATGCGATTGAGGTAAGCCGGAAGCTCCAGTTCTTCGACGATAACTCAGGATCATCAGACAGACCTAATGACTACAACACATTCATCATTTGGCTCAATAGATTTGATTTAGAAATTGAAGACATTGAAGACACTGAGTATGCTCTTCTGGATGAGACAGGAGCTGTCACATTAGAAGCTGGCACAGCATCCATGAGCAGCAACAGAATCACAGCCAGCAATAGTCCTGTTGGTGCGCTATACAACATCTACCACACTCCGGCACGAATAGCAGCCAGATGGTGGAAGGTACTTGGCATGCACACCTATGGCCTACCAACACCCATGCTGCGCTACACATCAGGACAGTACCAGACCAACTACTCATCCACTATTGATGGTAATCAGGAGAAGGAGGAGTGCATTGAGCTTCTGACAGGAGCAATCACCGAAAATGGCAATATCACTCCAAACATTTTTAAGCCTGAGTATGAAAAGTATTTATTTAAGCCAATAGAGGTCTCATTTAGTTATCCTCAAAGTCTCTGTGATTTCTTAACTTTGTCTCAAGATGAGCAGTACAAGAAAGTCCGGCTCACCTCTGGCAGTTTAGTGATTGAAGGCTTTATTTCTGAGGCCACCAATCAACCGGAAGATGCCTCCGGAGGTACGACCAAGTTCACA